TAGCAGGGGCAATAAGCCTAGAACGCTCTGACTCACGCATAGAGTCATTCTTATCCCATATCCCTCGCCAAGTACGATAGTACTCATCAAATCTTTCTTGATAGTTTGTATTGTAATGATCTCGCCATTGATCGCACTTGCTCATTACCCAACTTTCTACTGTAGAATCTTCACTATAATCTTCATCTTTCATATTTAGTATCCTGCTACTTCGTCTAAGATTTCATAATCATCTTGCTCAAAGTCATAGTAATAAGTCACTTTAGCAAGCTGGTCTATGTAGGCTAATGAATCAATCAAGTCATCATGTACCTGCGGATTAGGAAACTGAAACAACTCGTCAAGGAACTCAACATTCCAATCTCCTTCATTAAGTTTAATAGCACCATGTTCAAACCTTCCTTGAAGTGCTGCTACTATCCTGTCAACCTTTCGTTTGTTACCATGAGATAGTTCTTGTACATTAAAAAACTTACCTCTTTGTTTCATCATATCTGTTAGTGGTGACATGATTGCTTGTTTAGATATACCTTTCTCTATACCTACTGCTACTGGTTCGTACTCTGCTACTGCATCAAATATGGCTTCAGCAGTTTCTTCAAACGTCCATCTGCCATAAATAATATCTTTAACCCACCAACCACTTTCATTAACTTTAACAATAGAGATAGCTGTGTTATCTAATCTTGTTTTCTTTTTCTTACCAGCTTCTTCAAATCCTGCCATATCAATGGCAATGTAGTAGTCGCCCATATCGGGTTCATCAATAGACATCTTAATCCAACCTTCTTTAAATATGTCAGAACCCTGTGCTTCAAAACTTGCCATATACTCTTGCCTAAACGCAAAAGACGACATCGATTCTTTTGCCATATTGATTTCATCTTTATCCAATATAGGGTTATCGTAAGATGTAAAGTGCCAAGCTTCATAAGTATCATGTTCCTCAAGTTTTGCTAGTTGATATAAATCATAAAAATGGTTTCTTCCCATTGGTGTACCAATAAATAATGCAGTACCCTTCTGGTCTGTTAGTGCAGGTCTAAGTATTTGTTCCCAGACCTCTGGCTTCATGTCAGCGTACTCGTCCATTACTAGGAACTTGAGAGATACACCACGCATTGTTTCTGGTCTGTCTGCACCCTTTAACGAAATAATAGTTCCGTTAATCAATGTAACTTGTAAGTTGTTTATGTGACTAGATTTAATTACTGGGTGTCCTGCCTCTAGTAACACCTGCCACATAATATCTCTTGCTTGCCCCTGTGTAGGTGCAACATAAAAGACCTGTCCCTGTTTAGCCTGTAAGGCATTAACAATGAGTAAGTAAGCAGCTAACCTAGACTTACCTGTACGTCTACCAGCAGCTACTACTTTAAATCTTGCTTCACTATCCCAGACTTGTTGTTGCCAAGGTAGTAACGATATAGCTAAATCAGTCATTAATAGTTCAACGGATTTTCTAATGCTTTAGTTATTTTTTTATCTATTCGTTCTTCTAGCTTGTACATATCAGTAGATAGCTTTTCTATAATCTTTACTTGCTGTTCCATAGTCTGACGAATAGTAAGGTTCTCTGCTTGAAACACTGCTACTTGTTGCTTAATACCACTAAGGTCTGGTGCAACATAGCTCATAATCTGTGCTTTCATATCTGTGTAATCTTTGTAAAACTCAAAGCCACCCCACAAACCACCTATAATACTTGTGACTAAAGGTACGATAAGCAGTAGTTTACTGCCACCTACTTTAATTCCTTGGTATTCTATCTCTGCCATTGTGTATTCCTTTGTGGATATTGTAAGTCTTCTAGTTTTATAAAGTTTTTATCGTTTACAAACCATCTAGCAAAAGCATTATCTACGTTATCTTTACTAGGGTAGAAACTAGCTAGGTCTTTCATCTCTTGTTCAGCATAGTTAAAGTTAGGTACAAACGAAATAAGTGACATTAACTGTTGCTGTACTACAACCTGTTGTTCTAAGGTAACTGCACTCTCTATTTTCTTAGCTAAAGCTACTGCTCTTTTTGATACTAGGGCTTTGAGCTTATCATTTTTTGTAATGACTTGTTTTTTCTTAACCTTTTTCGGAGCTTGTTCGTTAGCAACTGTCTTCTCAATCGGTTGCTCTTGCTTTCTATTATCTTGTTCATCAACAGGCTCCTTCCTTTCCTCAACAACTTCTACTTCCTCTTTTGACTCTTCTCGTTCCTCTTTTTGTTCTTCTCTATTCTCAGGTTCTCTTTCTCTTTGGACAATTTCCGAGAAAGATTCGTTTCCCATACTTGGTTCTTCCACTTTCCCCTGTTCCAATTCACGAGACTCAACATCATTTACAACTTCCTCTCTTCTTGGTTGAATAACTGGGGCAGAGGCTCTGGGCGTACCCTCTATTTGATAACCAGTTGTACCAGCAAAGTCAGTAATTAAGTCTGGTAGCTCTAGTATTTCTACAATAGGGTTTTCACCTTTAATACTAAGTTCTTTTGGCTCAAACCTTTCTTCTTCTTTCTTTATTTCTATATAACCATTACAAGTCTTGTCGTACTGTGGGTCATACATACACTGTTGTTCAAAGTAAGCCTTTTCGTATCCATCACAGTCTTTGTCATAAGTTGCGTCTTTATTACACTCCTGTGTATATAGCTGTTGTGCATACGCCTCTGCATATCCAGAGCATTGAGGGTCGTATAAAGGGTTTGCGGCGCAAAGAGTATTGAAAACATTAATACTATTCTGCTCATTGCCATATGAATCTGGTACTCCTTGGTATCCCGTAGGATAATAATAGTTTTGAGTACCTTCGTACGAACCCTGTGTACTTAAATCCCCTGTTTCTCCTATAGTTATTGCATGATTTTGTATGTTTACAGCAGTATAGTCTACTGTATACGAACCATCTCTCTTAATCTGTAACTCAAAAGAGTTTAACTTAGTAATATCATAGAACTCTGCTAGGTTTTTCCACCTGTAAGTCTGTTGTGAGGTATCACCTTCTGTGAATAACCCACTGTTTCCCCGTTCTAAGTCTATTAAGTCTGTCCATAATGGGGCTATAGCATAGCCATATCTACTAATATCTGTGCCATCTTCAGACATTTTAACTAAGTCAAGACCATCACAGCACCAGTGGCTTTCTACTTGACTATCTGTTGGATTACGAAAACCAACTACTCCATTCGTAAACATATAAGAGGTTTCAAACTCTTCACCATAAAAAGGAAATACAAACTGTAAGGGTACTTCTGCATAACCATCATCATATACAGTAGTGTGGTTAGGGCTAGTTAGCTTGACCTCATTACAGTAAGAATAGGAGCATAGCGAGAGTAACAATACCGCTAGCAATCCAACCTTGACGCTCTCTGACATCTTGTTTTGTTTCCAATATTATGGGTTCTGGTATTAACTCAGGGTTAAGTACCCACTTCTTAGCAGCTGCTGTACCTATCTCACCTAAGAACGGACAAGGAGTTCCTGCCATACCCATTGCATCATAGACCCTCCTGTCTTGACATAAAACTGATACTGCTGCTACCTTCATACCCATATCGTATAAGGTCTTAGAAATCTTTAATCGTTCACAGTTTTCATCTCGTACTGTCTCACCTGTAGACACACCTAAGATTTGTGTTTGTATTGCTCCACTGACCCCAGATGTACATATATCTGAAGAAGAACTACCAATAGAAGGGCTGATAGCAGAAGGTGGTGGGGATATAACTACTGTTCTACCTTTTGATTTAACATCTGATTCAGAGTTGGTTGTAGTGTTTACTTCTGTCACTGCATTAGCTTCACTAGGTATCATTACACAAAGAAATAAACCTAAGAAGTATATAAAAATAATACCCCAAAAGATGTTATAGTCGTTATTCATTTTAATAACTTAGCCTCCTTTCTTCTTCTTGTAGGGTAATCATCTTTAAAATCATTAAGCTCTCTTTTTACTGAGTCCCAATCACCACTGGTAGCATACTTCCAAAACTTAGGAGTTTTTCTTGGTAGGTCACCATATTGAAATGCTACTGAAGCTAATACTGTTTGTTTGTCTGAAGGTAAGTCTTGAAAGTCTGTACCTGTCTTGTTTTTCCATAAGTTAGACAACATACCAACCGTTTGGTTTTTAGCAACCTCATTTAGCATATCTGCTTCTTCTGAAGTTATTTTTAGACTAGAGGCTATGTTTTGTGCTGCCTCTCCTCTTACTCCTAAATAAGGAGCTAACTTCATTACTAAATCTTCTGGTAATCCTTCTAAACTTTTTATTGATCTTTTACCTAAATCAAATCCAGACGCTATAGTAACACCTGACTCGCCTAGTGGTTTACCATCTTTTTCAGGAACGTAACCAGTTTTACTATAACCCTCTAAGCCCATAATAAAAGGGTA